ATGGCAATATTTAAGGCTGTAGTAAGAAGACCACGCAAAGATGGCTTCTGGCAGGTATATATCAGAGTAGGCGTAGGCGTAAAGGTCGGATATATAACAACTGGCAAGTATGTAACAAGTAAGGGGCTTAGTAAGACGAACGAAATTACAGACCCATACGTTTTGCAATATTGCTCAAGTCTGATCATTGAGTATAACGATAGACTTAACAGGGTGAACACATCAAGATGGACAGTGAAGCAAGTGGTTGAATTTTTACGCACAATGGACTCTGACTTATGTTTCAGCGAGTACGCACACAAGCACATTGACAGAATGGTTGACAGAGGGCAGCAGCGCAATGCACGTAACTACGAACTTGCGTTGCAACATCTTGAGCGTTTTGCTGGTACAACCAAAGTCATGTTCTCTGAACTTACTTCTTTGTTTATTAATCAATGGATAAAATCTCTTGAAACAACAAAACGTGCGAAGGAGATGTACCCTATTTGTATTCGTCAAGTTTTTAAGGCTGCTCTTGTAGAATACAACGACTACGATAATAATCTCATCAGAATTAAATCAAATCCTTGGATGAACGTTGAGATACCAAAGGCAGATAGACCTGAGAAGCTCGCTATAACTCCCGAAGCATGTCGAGAGTTCTTCTTTTTCCCTCTTCCCGAGAGCAAGATGGCGCATCCACTTGAAGAGTTAGGACGTGATGTTGCTATGATTGTTATCTGCCTGGCAGGAATCAATACTATAGACCTCTACGATTTGAGGAAAGAAGACTATCAGGACGGACGTATCTGTTACCGAAGAGCAAAGACTAAGATGTTTCGCACTGATGGTGCTTATATGGAAATGCGTGTTCCAGCTATTTTGCAGCCTTTATTTGAGAAATACAAAAGCACTGACGAGGATGATGAACATCTTTTTTGTTTTGCAAAACGACATACGACATCTGACAGCTTCAGCGCAAATGTAAACATTGGTATTCGACACCTTTGCGAGGCTATGGGAATTGATAAAGATAACGATTATTCAGTTTACACTTTCCGTCACACTTGGGGAACTATAGCACAGAATGATTGTAATGCAAGTATTGAAGAAGTTGCATTTGCAATGAATCATAGTAGCGCTCATAAGGTAACACGTGGCTATATCAAGACAGATTACTCGCCTGCATGGGAACTCAACGAAAAGGTTATTGATTTTATTTTCTTCTCTGATAAACCGTCAAGACGTGAGCAGAAACCAAAAGAAGAACGTTTTAAACTATCATACCGTTACCAAGTACATGGAGAAGCATTTTTTCAAGGACGTAAGTTAGCCGAGATAACTGATGTCGGTTTTAACAACGTTGATGAAGTAATTGCAAAACTTGTCGCACAGCTTCCTGATGACATTCCTAATCGCTCAATGGTTATTTTCAAAATAGAGAACCAAGACAAGAAACAATCTGTTGTTTATGAGCGGATGAAAGGCAAAGGTTTCTAATACACTTTTCAACCTACAGAAGAACTTTCTTTTGTAGGTTTTCTTTTTTACTTTCATTAACAAAACGAATATGTCCCTCGCGTACGTATACGCGCGCGGTAGATGTATATTTATTTATTTTACTTTACTTTGTGTACTTTTTTCCGAAGAAATGCGTTCTAAGTGGGATTTCTTCGGAAGAAATGCGTTCTAAGTGGGATTTCTTCCGAAGAAATGCGTTTCAAGTGGGATTTCTTCCGAAGAAATGCGTTTCAAGTGGGATTTCTTCCGAAGAAATAAATTAACGTTCGTTTGCAATAATACTTTTTGCTATAAAAACCATCTTCCCGACGCCAAGAAAATGGTACAGCTGCGACATATAGGGAGCATTATAAATGATATAAAAAACACCAAAGTACGACATATAGGGAGTATTTTGTAAATACTTGTTGTTAAATTAGTTACAAATAAAAAAAGGGACTATTCTCACGAACAATCCCCTTTTAACTAAAACAAATCAATTCAATTAATTCAACAATTTAATAAAAGCGTTTCTATAGTAGTTATTTGTAGATTTTATTTGCCTCCACCAGACAAAGCGATAAGTCTGTCTTCGATGGTCTTCTTCGTCTCTGTTGCAACGTCAAGAGTTGTTGCCTGTAATTTTGGAGCAATATAAGCTGTAAACCTCTCCATTGCTTGTATACGTTCCTTAGGCTCAAGACTTGCCAAGTCTTTCTCAAATAAGTCAGAGTCATAGTAATTGCCAGTGACATTTGCAAGAATACTTCTCACTTTCCCCGAAACTTTGTTTGGGGTTCCAGCAACACGACCGCCTGTCTTCGCTATTCCTTTAGGTCGTCCTCCTTTCTTCTTTTCAGTAGTCATATTATTTGGTGTATTAAAAGTTAAACTAACCATGCAAAAGTAATGTGTTATTTTCGCAGAAAATAGATAACTTTTAATAGACAACGCAATATGGGATTAATCGGAGCAGCAATTGGTGCCGCAGGTAGTATTTTTGGAGGTATCAGCGCATCAAAAGCAATGAGGAAGATGAAAGCCAATGTAGAGGCGCAGAAAAAAGCCAACCAAGACTGGTTTGACAGACGTTATAACGAGGATGCAACGCAGCGTGCAGATGCCCAGCGCATCTTAACTATGACAGAGGAAAGTATTAAGAATCGCAATAGAGCCACACAGGGAACAGCTGCCGTGATGGGTGGTACAGAAGAAAGTGCCGCTGCGACAAAGGCAGCAAACGGCAAAGCTCTTTCTGATGCAACTGCACAGATTGCCGTTAATGGTGAACAGAGAAAAGACGCAATCGAAAATCAGTTTCAAGAGCGTGATACTTCGCTTAACAATCAACTCAACGAGATTGAACAGAACAAGGCTAACGCTATTGGGCAAGCTGTTCAAGGTGTTACTGGGGCTGCTGGTAATATTCCATTCTAATTCAAAACGAAGAATATGAGTGCTATAAATGATATTTTAGGTAAGCCTGCCCCTATGTCACAGCCGGCACAGCCTGCAAGTCCAGCTATAGGAGTGAAAACGGAAACAGCATTGGGTGCTGCAGGAGTAGCGCAGCAGAGAGCCGAGAATGCCCACTTGAGGGAAAATGGGGCTGTTCCGACAACTCAAGCAGGAAATATTAGTGGTAACAACACCGCACCTTCTGTTTCAGTTCCTATTGCCCCGAGCATTGATCAGAGTGTTGCTGAAAAAGGAGAGGAGAAAATGATTCCTGCAGCAGCACCTATCCGTATGTCTTACACTGATATGTTTACGAAGCTCAATCCGTATCAACCTCCGACACCAGAAGAGTTAGCTAATGAACGGAAGAAAGAGAAGCGCGAGAAAGTATTCTCTGCTATTAGTGACGGCATATCAGCACTATCTAACCTTTATTTCACAACAAAGTATGCTCCTAATATGTATAGGCATGAGAACTCACAATCTGCTAAGACGGAAAACAAGTGGGAAAAGTTGCGTGCAAACAGAGATGCGCAACAAAATGCGTATATCAGAAATCTTATGGCAGCAAGGCAGGCGGATGACGAAAGAAAGGATAAAGATAGAGCTTGGATGCGCCAGCTTGGTATAGACTTGTATAATAAAGGAAAAGACGCAGCAGAATTCCAATACAAGAAAGATCGTGATGCAACTAAGGATGACCAATGGCAAAAAGACCATGACCAACGAGATAGTCAGTTTGAAAAAAATATGGACCACAAAGAAAAAGACTTAGCGGAAAGAGTGCGTTCAAACAAGGCAAACGAGGGACTGAAAGGTGCTCAGATAGTAGAAGCTGGTCGTCATAACAGAGTAAGCGAAGCACAAGGCGCTGCAAGGATTAGTCAAGCAGAAAGCCATTTTAGAGCAACGCACAATGCTGATGGCACGACTAAGGGCTCTGTTACAGATAAAGGCGCAAAAGAGACAATTAGACTCAAAGACGGCAATATTTATGCCTACTCAGCAGACAGGAAAGGCGCTCTAACCTCTCTTGCACCATCAATGGTGAAAAAAGCAAAGGTAGCCGCAGAACGTTATCGTAAAGCAGGCGACCGTAAGACAGCCCAACATTACAACGCTATAGCGGAACAGCTGGAGAAGACGCAAAGTAAAGATGGAATTGCTGCAATTGTTGTTTCTAATATAGGGGACTTCCCTTCTATGGATAGCGAAGTTCGTAGCGTGTTAGGAATGACAAGCACATCACCGTCTAAATCAACTTCGACAGGAGGAGGTTTCAATGCAAACAATTATCGTCGTAACAGAACAAAGCCTACGGCAAAGCAAACCACAACAAATAAACCACCGTTAAATTAATACATTATGCCAAATAAGGTAACATACACTATCACAACATCTGACGGCAAAGAACATCAGGTATCTAAGGAAAATGTCGATAAGTACGGTATTCAATCGTATGCAGATGCATATAAGGGTGCTACTATCCGTATGCGTGATGCGCAGAAGGGCGATTATGACATTCCTTTACAGCATTTCGATAATGCGAGAAAGCAAGGACTTCATGCTTTCTCGCTTGAGCATATGCCTGTTCAGAAGCAGACGGCACCAAAACCTACACCTACTTCAACAGCAAAACCAACTCCAAGCCCAAGTGTACATCCTCGACAGAGCACACCGCAAGTTAGTAAGCCGCTTTTGTCAGACTCATTTGGAAAAGGAACCGGAACAGATTTCTTAAAGCCTAAGCCTGTAGGTTATAATCTTTCAGAGGAACATCGTAATGAAGTTCTTGGAGAGCAGGCAAAGCGTAGTGCTACTCCATCAAACCCACATGTACAACGTGCTATTCAGTTAGGGAATGAAACTAAGGCAAAGCGTGTAGAGCGTGAACAGAAGCGTTTTGGTAAACCGACAATTGCTAAAGCCTTTGATGATGCTGTGCATGGTGATAAGAAAGCGGCAAAGGAGTTGGGCATGCCGCAGGTTATGCAGCAGAAGAAAGACGAGATTGATTACATGCAGGCAACAGGGAAAGAATTACGTAACCCTGTTGATGCTGGGTTGACATACGATGAAAACGGGGACGTAGTTCATTCCATGTTTGCTCCAACTGTAGCACGTGACGAGTATGGAAATATCGTTACAAGTGAGGCTGGAGAACCTCTTGTAGGGATTTCGTCAGATGAAGCACGTGCAAAAGCATATGGAGATAGTGTACAGACAGGTATCGAGGCACAACGTGAAAAAGATAAGGTTGATAATCTCTACAAAGATGCTGTTGGGAGTGTAAATGATGCCTTTGACGAGGATTATAAAAAGAAAGAGGCTTTCAGAAAGGAACATCCGTTCTTGGGCGCAGTCAGTGATGCACTTGAGGGATTTAGCAATCGAGGGAATGCCCTACAGTATACTCCAGAAGGTGCCAAGCCGGGACTTGCTGCTCTTGGCATGTTGTCGAAAGCTGCGATTGCAAAGAATAACGCAGATAGATATGGAGACGCTGGTACTCTAAGCCGTCTCTATGGTGGTATCATGGCAGGTTTGACAGATGTAGACACATACGATTTTGGAATAACTGACACATTCAACGCAGCTAATCTTTATCGTGCTGCAAAGAACTATGAAGAAGGTAAAGCAACCGCTAAAGACAAGATGCTTCTTGACGCAGCAGCTATTGCCAATAACGTCCAATCAGAAACCTCTGATAAGCTTGGCGGTGCATTTGGGGCAGGTCAGAACCTTGTCGGTACTATTGGGTTCATGGCACAAATGGCTACAAACCCAGCCTCTGGGATAGGCAAAGAAACTGCTGCAAGTGTTGCTAAGACTGTTGCAAAGAGAGCACTGCAGAAGTTTGGTAAAGGAGCAATAGCAAAAGCCGTCACAGGACTTGCAAAAGGAGCTGCACGTGTGGGAATGGATGCCGTGGAAGCAGGTGTTGTTACAGGTATGTATAGCCCTACAAAGATAGTAGGCGATTATCTTAATCGAAAGACAGGTGATGTACAATCGGATGGTAAGGGCGGTTACATCTTCCAAAACAAGGAATATAGTGATGTAAAGGTACTCGCTAAGGCTATCAATGGTCAGTACGCTGAGAATATCTCTGAAATGTGGGGCGAATATCTGCCTGGTGTTGGTAAGGTAAATGCAGCGATTGGTCGTGGTGCACGTAAGATTGGTTTAGGAAAGGTTGTTGATGCCTTTGAGCACATGAGTTCATCTAATTGGGCAAAGACTTGGAAAAATTTCCAAGAGAGAACCAAGTGGAACGGAATGGCTGGAGAATACTTTGAGGAGGTTACAAACAACCTATACAATGCTGTTACCAATGGAGACATGACACTCGATACAGACCCACACACTGGAGTGTTCAACCCAAAGATTAATCTTGATACATTCTACAGTGTTGCTCTGATGAGTGGTATAATGAGCGGAGTTAACACAGCAGGTTATGGAAGAGAACGCTACAAGGCACCACACGAGCAGCGCAAAGCGGATGCACAAGCCCGTTCTGTTTTTGGTGAGCGTTGGAATGAATACAAGAACGCTATTGATAACGCTGATGAAAAGCAGATAGGTAGTGTAATGGAGAAAATTGGCAGTGATAAGTCTTTGTCAAGCGCTCAGAAAATTGCAGCCTTACAATATCAATATCGTACAGCTGTTGTGCATGGTGTTAACGCACAAGACACAAAGAATAAGCTGGAGGGTCAATTTAACGCAATGGACGAAGCCTACAGTATGGGCTATAACTTGCAAGATGAAAAGGAACTCAACAATACAGCTATTCTTTATGACGAGGCGAAGAAACAAGCAACAAAAGCTACTGGATGGGGTGAAGATACCCTTGAAAGTATGATAGGAGAAGATGGCGGTGCGTCAACTTTAGCCTACATGAAGCATAGTAATGAGTTTAACGACGGACAGCTACAAGCGTTTACCGACTATGCCAATGCACGTGCAGCCTATAATGGCATGATTCAGCGTGTGAAAGATGATATTGACACAAAAGTACACGAAAGCGAGCTTGTGGTAGACCAGCGCACTAACCTTGATACAGGCGCCATTCACCCTGCTACAATGAAAGTTGATGATAGACAAGTCTATATTGTCAATGGTAATGTTGTAATGCTCCCTGATGGTAGTGGTGTTGATCACGAACACTCTGATGATTTCGTTGTCTTGCGTGATGCCGAGACAGGAGAACTTGAAACAGCAGACCCTTCTGCAATCTTCAAGGTGGATGCACCTATTAATGTGCAAGAAGAGAAAGAGGCTGCAGCAGACAATATACGTCAGACATTTGCACAGCAGCAGGCTGATAAGATTGACGGCAAATTGGAGTTTAAGCAAGGTGATACTTATTCTATCATAGACAAAGAAGATGGAGCGCAACACTCTTTGTCTATAATTGGTGATGCAATAGACGAAAAGACAGGGCAGGTTAATCCTGAAATGGTGCTTGTTGATATTGATGGAGCTCAGCAGCCTATTCTGTTGCCAAAAGAACAAGTACAGCAGCAGGTTGATGAGGCACGTCGAGCAGCCGTTGCAGCAACGCAGGTTGTAGAGAACACACCAACTACCAATACTAATAATACTTACAGCATAAACGATGAGGTTACGCTCTCTGATGAGAATGGAAATACTATTCGTGGAAGTATAACAGCCCCTGAGAATGAAGATGGTAAGTTTGAAGTCTACACAGAGCAGCCCATTAATGGTAAGAAAGTAAATCTGTTTAGTGCAGAAGAACTTGATGCTATTACAAAAGCGCCTGAAACCGTTGCAGAAAATGCAACAGTTCAGCAGCCTCAACAGCAGGAAGAGACGGAGGAGTCTGTAGAAAAGGAAACCCCAAAGCAGCAACCAACAGCTTTGGAGCGTATTCCTAAAGACGAATCTGGTCAGCCTCTTTATGAGCAGACAGAACCCGAAACAGCGTGGGATGCTATTGTAGAGCAGACGGAAGGTGACACGAGTATGGCACAGGCTGTTGCCGATGATATGGTGTCAGATTTGGAAGCTGGTGTAAAAAAGGCTGAAAAGACCAAAACAAAGAGTGGTGGCAGCATTGCTGAGAAGATTGCAGCGGAGAAAGAACGTGCTGCGGTTATTGAACAGGCTAAGGCAACACTTGCACATTGGAGGAAGATTGCTGCTGTTAATCGTATGCGTGAAGCTGCAATACAAGCAGAGGAACAGCGCAAAGCTGATGAAGTGGCACGTGTACGAAAGGAACAGGAAGAGAAAGAACGTGTAGAGCAAGAAGAAGCAGAACGTATCAAGCGTGAAGCTCTTAATGGGGTACCCGATTTTGTAGAAGATAAGGCAATCGATGCACGAGCAAGAGGCTACAGGCGTGTTAATGGAGATAAGGTAGATAGACAAGAGCCTATTAACGCAACGAAAGGTAAAGAAGTACAGGTTAAATTTGATGATGATAACATCCCAACAGGACACGTTGCAATCATTGAAGCTAATCAGTTACAACCAAGCCATAAGAATGGGCAACGAAATCCACAGCACTTCATCGACGAGGCACAACCAAAAGAGCGTAAAGACGATGCAAGCGTAGGCGCAGCACGTAAGATTGCAGCAAATATTCGCCCAGAAGAAATTACATCGTCTGTTACAGCTTATACAGGCGCACCAACAGTGAATAGTCGTGGAGAGGTTATTCAAGGCAATAATCGAAGTGCGGCACTTCGTGAGATGTGGGATAATCATCAGGAACAAGGTGATAAGTACAAAAAGTATCTCATTGATAATGCAGAGTCATTTGGTCTAAGAGCAGAAGACATTGCGGCAATGGATAAGCCAGTACTTGTTAATATGCTCGATGTGAACGATGATGAAGCTATTTCATTAGGTCAATTTGTAGCAAGTGATACAGAAAGTGGAGGTACAGAACGCATCAAGCCTAAGAATGTTGTTAAAAAGCTTGGTGACAAGATGAAAAACTTTGCAAACATTCTTTTGCGAGCTAATGACGAGAATATCTCTTTTGCAGAGCTTGTTGATAGCAACGGTGTGAACGCTTTGAAATGGCTAAATGCTAATGGAGTAATTAGTCCAACACAGTATAAGAGTGCATTTGATAGCAGAGGCAACATTACTGCAGAAGCGAAGAATGATATCAAGGGTATTATGTATCAGAGCATCTTTGAGGGAGGTAATACACAGCTTGAGGAGATGTTTAATACACTACCAGCAAAAGCACAGAAAGCAATTCTTGCAACGGCATATCGTGATTATGACAGTCCACAAAGCGAACGTATGATAGGGGATATTCAGGACTCTATCATGGCATATTATGCTCTGTCACATGATAGCATGTTTATGAATGCAAAGAATCATAAAGATGCACGTATAGCTGTTGAAGCATGGAGAAGACAACTTGCTTTTGACGATGTTACAGGAGAAAGTTACCTTCCTGCAGAAAAATATAGTAACTTTGCATTATTGCTTGCGACTATGTACAAAGGCGATAATCAGTCACTCATACAGGGTACGTTCAATAAGATGTACGACCTTATACAAGGTACACAAGAAGAAACCCTGTTTGAGCAGCCTGATAATACACCACGTTCACTTGCACAGGCAATCAAAGAAACATTAAATATAGAATATAATGGACAACAAGGAAGCAATGTATTGGCTGGCGATAATTCAGCAAGCCAAGAAGGGAGAACAGGAAGCAATGGAGATACTACGCCAAGAGGACGAAGTGAGGATATCGATGGGACAGAAGCCAATCAAGGAGGAACTGAAGGAGATACTGAAAGAAGCGGAAGTGGACAAAGCAGTGGAGGCAGCCAAGAAGAGGTTGCAACAGAAAACTCACATTTAACGAAAAAGGAGGCTGCTGATTTTATAGCTCAAATGGAATTGGGTGCAGATGTAGCACAAGAAATTCCGTTAACAATAGAAAATTGGGATAAAGAATTTGGAGAAGATGGCATAGTTTCCACCCCTATTGGTGACGTTAAAATGGGCGAGAACCAATTTGCAAAACTTATGCGAGCAGGTCGTAATGGCAAATTGGGAATGCTAAAACCAACGTTGGAATATCCAGATGCCATTGTAGAAGAAAATAGTAAAGCAAAGGAGGGAACGCATACAGAACGACCATCTTCTTTCATCTTTATAAAGTCTTTCAGGAAGACTGACGGAACACGTTATTACTATTTCACGTCAATAACTGTTAGTGTTGATGGGAAAGAAGTCGTTGTTTCCAATCAAGAAAAAAGCCGTAACAGAATATTACGGCTCTTGATGGAGGGTAGTGTTATTTGGCGCACTCCGAAAGATGCGACTACTTCTTCGGCTGAGAAGCAAGGTTTGGACTATGTTCACCCTGATAAAGCCGAGGGCGAGACAAAGGGCTCGGTAATAACTCCTCAAAACACTCCTTCTGTTGGCAAAGATAAGCAATCTTCTGCTACAAAGCAAGAAATTGTAGACAATTATTTAGAAAAGCCTGCAAGTAGTGAAGATTTGTTCGCGAAGGCTGAACGTGTAGCGGAAGAGGATAAAGCTAAACGTACACGTAAAAAAGAGGAAGCAAAGGTTGACACCAATCCGACTGAAGCACAGAAAGAAGCTGGCAACTACAAGAAAGGTCATATCAAGGTAGATGGCTTCAATGTCACTATTGAACAGCCTAAGGGCAGTGTTCGTCGTGGTAAGGATGCAAATGGTAAGGAATGGGAAACCGAGATGCACAACACCTACGGATACATTCGAGGCACGGAAAGCGTTGATGGTGATCATATCGACATCTTCTTGTCAGATAACCCAACAGAGGGTAACGTCTTTGTTGTAGACCAAGTAAACAAAGACGGTTCTTTCGATGAACATAAGGTAATGTATGGATTCTCTGACATGGAAAGCGCAAGGAAAGCATACCTTTCTAATTATGAAGAGGGATGGCAAGGCTTGGGCAATATCACAGAAGTTAGCAAGGATGAATTCAAGAAGTGGATTGATAGCAGTAAACGCAAGACAAAGCCGTTTGCAGAATATTCTACTGTCAAGACGCAAGGCGATGTGCAGACTAAGAAGCCGACAGAAACCGAAGATTTTGCTCGACAAGATTTAAAAGAACTCGAAGATTTCCAAAAGAACACAGATACAACAGGGCGTACTACAATAGATGTAGATCGATACGAGGCAGAAGATTTGTTTGCACCATTGTTGCTTGACGGCAAGACCTCGAGGCTGGGTGTTTTAACCGTAGTGCCGGACAAGATAACTGACCCGAGCGGACAGATTGCTGTGTATGACTATTCTGACGAAATAGACGAAAAGACGAACAGTGGCTGGCAGAAGTGGGGAGACCTTACTGATGAATATAATAAGACGGTAGATAGCAGCGATAAAGCCCAAGAGCGAGGAGATACTGCGACATTAGGTTTTACGAGTGTTGATGCAGCTTTGAAGTTCTATGATAGGTTGAATACAGGTGGACAAAAAAGTGCTAATAAGGTATTGGAGCAGAGTAATGAGCCAATGAATGTAGATGGGCACGAATATCAGGAAAACGGTTCATTGCAGTATTCGACAGAAGATTTAACCAATAACACTACAGCAAAGCGGTTAGCCACAGACACCATCTTGTCAGCCTTAAACAAGGCAGGTATAGAAGTTGTGCGTGCTACTGATGAGCAAGCGCAAGAGTTGCTTGCCAACACCCATGCAACCTCCCTACGCACCCCACAAGGTACTATTTACGGCTGGTCGATTAATGGTAAAATTTATCTTACAGAAGCAGGCATAAACCCTGACACGCCAATCCATGAGTACACGCATTTGTGGGCAGAAGCGATGATGTCAAAGAATAAGAAAGGCTGGAATAGTATAAAAGCGTTACTGAAAGAAACCCCAGTATGGAATGAGGTTGTTGCAGACCCCAACTATTCCAATATTACGAATGATGAAGACGCTGTTGCAAGTGAAGTTTTGAGTCGCATCAGTGGCAGAGAGAATGCAGCGAGAATGGTAGCAGAAGCTCAGAAAGTCATAGATGAAGACAAAGATGTTTTTGAAAAAGCAAAATCTGTAACATTGCTAAACCGAATAAAACGTGCATTGGATATGTTTTGGAAATGGGTAGGTAAAGAATTGTTCAAGATAAAGAAATTTGGCTCAATTAACGAGGTGACAGATAGGGTACTATATGACCTTATGCATAGCACAAAACTTAACTCTAATGACAAATCCCTTATAGGTGTACATAACATATCGGAGCAAAAGCTTCGTAAAGTTTTAAAGCAAGGAGGATTTGCTAATCCGTCTATAGCTGTTATTGACACAGATAAGCAGGTGCATAATGATTATGGGGAAATCTCTCTCATTTTGCCATCTCGTAAGATTAACAAGTCTACAGGTAAAAATGCAGGAACGTTCGAGGGCGATGCATGGACACCTATGTACCCTGTTGTCGAAAAACAAATAAGTAGCGATGGCGGAATAACGATGCATAACGACATCAATGCCGTGCCAAAGGATATGCAGAGTAAAGTCCGTAATGCATTAAATGGATGGTTAGAGAATGGTTCGGACACTGATTTATCATACCTTTACTTATTCCAGCAAGGAAAAGCTCCGCAGATGATTGTCGAAAAGCCAAAATACAGCAATGAAGTTCACAAGACTCTAAACGATATTATGTTTGGCGTTAATAGCGTTTATAATTTATCAAAAAATGAAATAAAGAAACTAGTAGAACTTTACATTCAAACCGAACTTGATGGAAACATTAAAGAATATAACGAAGCAATTCAAAGAAAAATTTCAAAATATGAAGAGCTAATTAAAAGAGGTAAACCTAACTCTTTGCAATATAGAGTTGCAGACAGCTACTTAGAAGATATTGAGAAATATGGATACCCTCTTTCTCCTTTAATCAACTTTGTAAATGATGTGCAGAGAGATAAAATTAAACAAGGAAGCAAAAATGCACAAAAGACTCTTAACACAGCAAGTCAAATCATAAAAGATGCTGGTCTTGAAAAAGATTTTAAGAACTGGGTAGAGGGTTTAAATAATCGTTACCAAACAAAAGAGGTTATTTTTGACGGCTTTACTCCAACAGGCAAACGTAGATATATCCCTAATACGTTAGAGAATGTATCTAAAATTATGAAAAAACAGGGACGACAAGCCTCTGCAGGGATAAGCATATCATTTTCCAACTTTGCTGCAGCCGTAATGAAAGCAAACGGAAGTCTTGATAATATCAGAAAGAAGAAAAGCAAACTCACAAATGAGCATAAAGATATAGAAGACTTTGAAGAAAAATGGAAAGAAGTATATTTCGACTTAGCAATGAAATTACAGCCAAATGCGAATATGTTTGATGATTACGGATTTGCACGCTTACAAGAGGCTGCGAATGAGAAAAACCCGCAAACATACATTAGAAATGTTTATGGGATAACGCTATCAGAAGAAGATGTTCAGAAGTTACAAGACTTGGTGGAAGCTATTCGAGAAGAAAGACCGGCGTTGTATTTTGAAACAAAATTTGAGCGTCCTGTTATTCTCAATGAATTCTCTAAGGCTGTTGTACCAGAAGACCTCTCTGATGATTTGAAAAAGACATTAAGAGATAATGGTGTAGAAGTATTCACATATAAGCGAGGAGATATTGAAGAAAGACAAAAAGCAACTCAGGAGGCTGCTTACAGCAGTAATGATATAGCTTTTCAAGTAATAGATAACAGCAGAGATTCTGAACTAATTGCTATCAACGAACAGTTCAATAGAGAACTGGCAGAGCTGACGGAAGAAAATGCACAATCGAAACGATTAAAGTTAGGTTATCCTTCACCTATGCTGTCGGCTGCAGGTATTCCTGATAAGCCTATCATTCTCTATGGTAATAAGCTTTTGAAGAAATCAAAACTCCATAATTTTGATGTCAAGGAGCTGCACAACCTGCCTCTTGCCATGCAAAACCCTATTGCAGTATTTGAGGGTAGTCATCCAAATAGTTTTGCTACGCTATTAGAAATCAAGTTAGGAGGACACAATACACTTGCAAGTATAGAAGTAAATAAGAAGGGAGAAGCTGACTTTAATTTCATTTCCTCTTTGTTTGGCAAAGAGAGCAAAGGTGTAACCAAGTGGATATTGGACGGAAAACTATTAAGCGTGGATAAAGAAAAAGCCCAATCTTATATAAGCGCTTCTGCTCTCAATGCAGATGCCACATATAAAAATGAGCTTTCTTCTGCTGCAAAGATAGTGAAAGATTTTGTAAATCCTGTAATACAAGACGAAAATCTTTTGCGTGATGATACAGACACTCTTTCAGACATTGAATACGAAGATGGAAATTTTAGTGAGCTTACAGCAGAAGAGCCACTCTTTAATGTTTCTTCATCCGTCAGAAGTCTTATAGAGGGTAATTTGTTTAGCGAAGTAGATTTTAGTGATTCACCAAATAAGAATGTGAATCAAGCAATTTCTAAACTTACAGACGACAAACTCTTAAAGGAAATCGCTAAAGGTGATAGCAAAGAATGGAACTTCTACATGGAAGAATATGATCGTCGCCATAATAAAGAGTTTCAGGAAGCTGTGGAAAGGTACATGAACTCGCTTGAGGACGAAAAGACCTCATTAGATACTGCGTACGGCTCATATGTCAATGTTGTAAAGAATTGGTCCAATGGCGGTTATCATACGACAGAACGCACTTTACTGCGTGCTCAACTTGATGCAATTGAGGATTATGTAAGTAAAAAAGAGAGCGAACAACTTTCAAGCGTAGAAAGCGAGGCTTACCACCAAGCCAAAGAGACTGTAAGAAAAGTGGGCTACGACCTTACACGTCTGCGTCTACGTCCTTTAGAAGAGGGCGAAGTTTGTCACGTGGAACGTAGATATACAGAAAGTAACGGTTTTAGTTTTACAGGAAAGGAGCATATTGAAAGTATTGAGGATATTGCATATATCTTCAAACAGCTTGAAACATCATCTGTCGAAAACTCGTTTCTGGTGTTGATAAAAGATGGAACCCCAACTGTCCTTCACCTCTCTATTGGCGCATACGCTACAACCTTAGCTCCTATCGAACAAGCTATTGTGGCTGCTGATGCTATTAATCCAGATAAGGTGCTGTTTGTTCACAACCATCCAAGTGGAAACATATCTGCAAGTAAGCAAGATATGGATGTGCAAAAGAAGATGAAAGAAATCTTTGGAGGGAAAGTGATGCCAGCAATCATTATCAATACCACAAGTGGCAAATTTGGTATGTTCTCAGAAGACGGAAGGCTTGAAGATGGAAATATTCCTTTGCCTGATGAACATAATAATATCCCTATTAATGTATATCAGTTTAGTCAGCAGGTATTTGCAAAAGACTGGAACCCTGAGTTTGCTTTCAGAGCTATAAGCCCAGAAAGTATTGCAGAGTATGTTAGTAGTCATCGTCTTGGCGAACACAAGAAAATGAGTCTTATTATCCTTGATCAAGCTGGTCATGTCACAGGAAACGTATTCCTTCCATGGACAAAGTTAACAGATGTAGATAGTCATAAGAATATTATGCAAATAATCTCTTATGTCAATCAGATGGGTGGTCGCTCTGCTATCTTATATGGAAATTATGAACTTGGAGAGGATACACGAGATACTAATAAATCTATCTTTAAGATTAAGACAGCATTTTCTAATAGCGCCTTACACCTCATGGATGTTATCAATATTGATGATAGCGCACTCGATAGAGGCGCCATGGAGGAAGACGTTGAATATGGCAAGCGCAATCTTGATGAAGAAAAATATCGAGAAGGCTATGGTTCATATACTAATAGTGAGTTGAGCTTTATCAATGACCCAGTTGCAAAAATGCTTGGTAAGAGCAATCGTACCGAGGAAGACCACAAGGCTTTTGCGGAAAGGGAACGCCAGCGCATGATAAGTCATATAAGTGAACTTACAGACAAGTTACATCTTGATAATATTGAAACCGTTACAGATAGTAACAGCTTGCAAGGAAAGAAAGCTAAGGCAAAAGGATTCTATTCTAAGAGTAGTGGAAAAATCACCATCGTTATCCCTAATCATGCAAGTGTAGAAGACGTAGAGAAGACTCTGCTACATGAGGCTGTAGCGCATTATGGACTAAGGAAATTGTTTGGTGAACATTTCGAGACATTCCTTGATAACGTTTATCAGAATGTTGAACCAGAAATAAGACGTATTATAACAAGTCAAGCGGCAAATAACAACTGGGATTTCCGTACCGCAACAGAAGAGTATCTTGCAGGACTGGCAGAACGAACTGACTTTGAGAGGGTTCATTATGCAATATGGAATAAGATAAAAAGTTTATTCCTAAAGATGTTGCATAGTATCGGTTTTGAGGGCTGGTCAGCTACAGAATTAAGTGACAATGAACTTCGTTATTTGCTATGGCGCAGCTATGAAAATATGAAAGAGCCAGGTAGATATCGCAGCATATTGGGTGAGGCAGAAGACATAGCAAAGCAAAATGAGTTAAAGGTTGGAAACTATGATCAGCAGGACACTAATTCTTCTAATGTAGCTGAGCGAGGGATTCTATATAGAGAAGATGATTCAAAAGAGAAAGAGCGAGTTAATGCGAGAGAGCAGTACGAACAGCGTGTTAATAAAGCAATGTTCCAGACACAAGAAGCCTTGCAAGATAGTATGCTTGGTCTCAAAGAGGCAATGAATGCTATTACTAAGGCTGAGGGAAAGAATGTTAATATTGAAGACATTGACGGATATGAAAACGCCTACTTAGGCGAAAACAGACTGTCATCAGTGAATAAAGCAGAGGCGGATGCTTTTGCACACCTTTTATTTAAGCCAATGCTTGCAGAAGTTTCTAAGCTATGTAAAAATATACAAGAACGTGCAGAACTTGTGGATTATATGATGGCAAAGCACGGCTTGGAACGTAATGCTGTCATGCGTAAGCGTGCGATAGAAGATATCCTTAATAACGAAAAGTTAAGCGATGCTCAAAAGAGCGCACGTGCAGGTCTTGCAGAATATCGTGACTATGCAGGACTTACTGCATTAACAGGTAAAGATAATGTAACAGAGGCAGAAGTAGATGCGGAAACGATGGTATCAGAGTACGAGAATACTCATGATACTACCAATCTGTGGGACAAGGTTAATGCCGTAAACGCTGCAATCTTATCTAAAAGTTACGAGTGTGGAATGATGGATAAGGATACTTATGAGAAAATAAGCGATATGTACAAGTATTATATTCCACTTCGTGGCTTTGATGAGACAACAAGCGAGGAAGCATACGCATACCTTTTGCATCAGAGTAGCGCATTTAATGCACCAATTAAAGTTGCCAAGGGACGTTCTTCTAAAGCTGATGACCCTTTTGCGAATATGCAAAGTATGGCTGAGAGTGCTATAACGCAGGGAAATAGAAACAAACTTGTTAAACAGCGCTTCTTTAACTTTGTACTCAATCATCCAAGTGACCTCGTTAGCATTAGCGACATGTGGTTAAAATATGATGATGTGGCAGACGAGTGGAAGCCAGTATTCCCTGACAACTTTGAGGAAAACGACTCCGCAGAGGATATTGAACAGAAGTTGAAAGAGTTTGAAGATAAAATGGAAAAGCTTGCTGAGCAGGCTCCAGACAAGTATAAGCATGGAAAGGAAACCACAAATATTCCTTATAGAGTTGTCGATAGCCGTGACTTGCATCAGCATCAAGTACTTGTTAAACGTGGAGGAAGAGACTATATCTTAACTCTTAATGGTAATCCACGAGCTGCTCAAGCTCTCAATGGGCAGACTAATCCAGACAATGATACATCTGGTGCTATTGGTGCAATTCTCAAAGCCGGAGAGATGGTTAATAGACAACTAAGTGCGTTCTATACTACAAGAAATCCAGACTTTGTTGTTTCAAACTTTATTCGAGATATGCTTTTCTCTAACTCAATAGTATGGGTAAAGGAGAGTCCGAATTACGCATTACGTTTCCATAGAAACATTGCACGTTGCAACCCTGCACAAATAAAAGTCCTTCTTGCAAAGCATAGAAAAGGAACGCTTGATATGAATAATAAACTGGAACATATGTTCTATCAGTTTATGATGAATGGTGGCGAAACAGGCTATGCAAATGTGAGAGATATTGAGCAGCATAAGAATGATATTCGTAGAGAGTTGAAGCGTACTAATGGTAAACTAAGTATTACAAAGGCTTTTAATTTACTTGGAGAAAAACTTGATGAGTATAATCGCGCTGTTGAGAACTGCGCACGCTTTGCAGCTTACCTTACATCACGTGAGATGGGTAGAACAGTAGAACGTTCTATCTACGATGCAAAAGAAATATCTGTAAACTTCAATAAGAAAGGTAGTGGTGCGAAGTTTATGAACGCTGTTGGGCAGACTAAAATCGGTACTGCAAGTGCTTTTGTTTCGGGTATAGGGCGCAGCGGATTTGTTTTCTGGAATGCTGCAATACAAGGTACAACAAACTTTGGTAGACAGTTTAAGAAACATCCTGCTAAGGCTTTTACCGCTTCGGCAATAATGTTCTTACTTGGCGCTGTAATTGCAGGTATAGGAATGGGAGACGGAGATGATGACGCAGATGCAAATAGTTATTGGAACTTGCCTGAATATGTAAGGCGTAGCAATATCTTGTTTAAGATAGGAGATCAATGGGTATCTATTCCATTACCTGTAGAGTATCGTGCAATTTATGGCATGGGAGAACTTATGGTAAGTGCTATGAGTGGAAAGGAGCATTTTACAGGGTCAGAGTTAGGTAAGGCAATAGCTGGACAGGCAACTCAGGTTCTTCCTATTGATTTCTTAGAAGGTGGAGGCGGTGTTAAGGCTTTTGTGCCAAGCGCTGTTAAGCCATTTGCAGAAGTCTATAGCAATAAGGGTTGGACAGGAATGCCTATCTATAAAGACACTCCTTATAATAAGTACATGCCAGAATGGACAAAAGCATATAAGAGTGCTAACAAATATCTTGTCGGAATAGCCAAGACGCTTAACGAGGCTACAGGTGGAGACGCTTACACTAAAGGTTCTGTTGATATCAATCCAGCGCAGATAGAATATCTGCTTAATGGATATTTTGGTGGTGTTTCTGGCACTATAGATAAACTTTCTAAGAGTGCAGAGACTATAGCAGGGGATAGAGAGTACGACCCGCGCAATTTCTTACTTCTCAATCGAATTTTAAAGAATGGAGATGAGCGCACAGAGGCACGTGCAATCAACAATGAGTATATGCGTGTTAAAGAAGAGCATGATGTCTTAAAGGCAAGAATGAAGCATTATGAGAATGATACTGACAAAGGTCTCTTTGATTATGCTGATAAGATAGATTTTCTATATAACTCTCCAGAGTTTGCTCGTTATGAGATTTTTGAAGACTATAGTAAGGATATTGACGCCCTGTATCAAGAGTTGAAAGAAGCTAATGATGGAGCAGAGCATCTCTCAATTGAGAAAGAGCTTACAGAACTAAAAAAAGAGATGATTGAAGAAATGAATAAGACACGTAAATAGTTAAACTTATGATAGTGTAGGCATTGTTTATCTTTGCCTACACTATTAAATTGGATATCAATATGCATACTGTTACAAATAAAAGGGAGAAGCTTATACCGATGAGCCGTATTACTCCAAATAAAAAAAATGAGGAAATGGATACGGTTGCTTTTCGTGCAAACAATTTTGAGAAGCGTAGGGCTTTTGATGTGCTCATGGAGGCTCAACACTATTGGAACGAAATGGAGCAGTTCCGAAAAGATAGACAGAGGAACAAGAGATACACCTACGGAGACCAATGGGACGATAAGATTTGCGTCGATGGCAAAACGATGACAGAGGAAGAGTACATCAAGCAGCAAGGTAACGTTCCGCTAAAGAACAATCTTATCCGAAGACTTGTTCGTAATGTACTTGGTGTATATCGTTCGCAATCGAAAGAGCCTACATGTGTAGCACGAGATAGAGATGAACAGAAACTTGGAGAAACAATGTCTACCATTCTGCAATGTAATATGCAACTCAACAGAATGAGCGAGGTATATGCACGAACAATGGAAGAGTTTTTAATCTCTGGCTTTATTGTACATCGTAAAAGTTATGGATGGCGTAACGGCAAGGAGGATTGTTGGACGGATTATGTGCAGCCCAATAACTTCTTTATCGATAACAATATGCGTGATTTTCGTGGTTGGGACGTTGGTTGCTTGGGAGAGGTTCACGATATTAGCTTTGGACAACTCTGTGAACAGTTTGCAGAGGCTCCTGAAGATTATCGTAAACTGAAGGACATATATAAATGGGCAGATAAAAAGGAATATATAGCGAGCTACGCAGAGAAGTTTGGCTATAGTAGACTTGATAATTTTGATTTCCTCTTCACCAGTGAGCCTGGAAGATGTCGTGTTATAGAAGTTTGGCGCAAGGAGCAGAAGCCGCGCTATCGTTGCCATGACTATCTTAATGGAGATATTTACAAAATAGACGAAGAAGATTATTACAAGGATGTTGTATCAGTAAACGAGCAGCGTATGCAAATGGCTGAGGCTTCAGGAATGCCAGCAGAAGAAGTCCCACTTATCAAAGCAACTTGGTTCATGGATGATTATTGGTACTTCTATTATCTTTCCCCATTTGGACATATCCTTAAAGAGGGAGAAACCCCTTTTGAACACGGAAGCCACCCTTATATATTCAAAGCTTATCCATTCATAGATGGTGAGATTCATTCGTTTGTCAGTGACGTAATAGACCAGCAGAGGTATACTAACCGACTCATTACGCTATATGATTGGATCATGCGAGCGAGTGCTAAGGGTGTCTTGTTGATGCCAGAAGACTGTTTACCTGATGGTGTTAGTATGGAAGATATTGCGGAAAGTTGGGCAGAATTTAATGGCGTTATAGTCTTTAAGCCGTCAAAGACAGGACAAATGCCACATCAAGTAGCGAACAACTCTACTAATATTGGTATTACCGAATTACTCAATTTACAGCTAAAGTTCTTTGAGGATATATCAGGTGTGAATGGAGCTTTGCAGGGTAAGCCTGGTTTCTCTGGACAAAGTGCGTCCATGTATAATCAGCAAGTTCAGAATTCTACAATGTCATTGCTTGATATGTTGGAGTGCTTCTCTTACTTTGTTATAGATGGAGCTTATAAGGATGTGAAGAATATACAGCAATTCTATGATGGGAAACGTGTGTTTAACATAGCAGGTAAGAGCGGTGCACAAATCGAATACGACCCTAAGAAAATTAGAGATGTTGAATTTGACTTGTCTATCACCGAAAGTACAACAACACCAGCATATCGTCAACTTGCTAATGATGTTCTTATGCAACTATGGCAAGCTCAAGCTATCAGTGTAGAACAACTACTTGAACATGGAGACTTCCCATTTGCAGATGATCTACTGCAAAGCCTACAATCTCAAAAAGAACAGATACAGCAAGGACAGTTACCTCAAGGTGTATCACCGCAGATTATGCAAAAAGCGCAACAAGGAGCTAATATGCAAGCTGTAGACCAACTGCATCAAGCGTTACAAGCTGCATAACAAAAGGCGTAGGATAATCCTACGCCTTTTGTCTATCTTTTCTTATTTACATTCTTTTGGATATTCTCTACCGCTAAAGGGTCATTGGTAAGAGTGGCAATGCCGTCAAGGCTTTGTTTTTGTCTTACGTTGTATCTTCCCATTGCACCAAGAGTAATACTGTTGCTTCTTCAATTCAATAACAGAGGCTGGCATTTCTGCTGTCCCATTTCTATATGGTGTTGCATAAAAGCACTCTCTTTCAAGGTCAGCAACAAAAGCCTTATTGGTGATATAGCCTTTGTGTTTTAGTCGACGGAAGTTAAATCTATCCATAACAAGGAGTGCTTTCTTTGTACCTGGCGCAGGCATAACGTAATAACGTTCACCAGTTCTCTCATGTGCCTCATTCGCCTTTCTTACCGCTTCACGATAGCGAAGATAAGCTTTCAATTTTTTAAAAACATTCATCATCTTATTATATATTAAATTAAACTTATATTGTTGCAGCTGATACTGCTTTTTTCTTCTTGGGGACACGCATATTGACACGCACCACAATAGTTGGTATAGGCATTTCAAAGAAACATATATGAAGACCAATAGCACGTGTCATTAACAAATCATCATGCTTACCAGTAATAGCACCAAAGGCTCCATTCTGTTTTTTCTCATAAACAACATATTCGTCTAAACAACGTTCGTCACGTTCTGTGTACAAATGTTCACGTACAACCTTTATCAAAGTTGATATAATCATTGGCTTAGTTGCAACATTGGTGTGGAAACCATACTTACGTGGCAGACCTTCCCTAATCTCGTCTTCTGTCTGTTTACGTGCATAGAGATTTGGATAGACATCTTTAATCTGATTAAGAATAAAGTGCGATAAATCTCCGTCCACTTGCCTTTCCTTGTCATGCGTCTCAAGTGTGTTACTCTCAATAACAAGTAAGGAGTTATCATAGAATGCTGCTATTTGTGCAGCTTTCCAAGCAAGTATATCCATATCAATGTGTCCGTACCATTGTGCAACTACTTCTGGTCTATCTCCATCTAACATAAACAGACGGTCAATTACTAATATAACAGACCAGTCGGCTTTTTTCGAGCGCCCACCAATATCAACTATTGTAAGATATCTATTTGTAACAATCTCTTTGTCATCAATCTCTGGCAAATCCCAAATCCATAGTAACCCTTGTGTGTCTTCTGCAAAGCGAAGATTTTTAAGTGCGTCCTTACCAGAGTCACCATCTGCATAAACATCTCCAATATACTTAGGCGGTTTGCATGATGATCTGAACTCATCGACTTTATACTTATCGAAGACACGTTCACCAGAATGTACAAAAGCCTCAACATCATCAGATGGATATTCAGATGCCATTGGGGCATGTTCATTATATTTAGCACGCTCTTGTACATACCAGTTTATTGCTTCTAATGTTGCGCCCTGCTCCCACAACCACCACAGGTACTTTCCACTTTCAGCACGTGCCGAAGAAGCACTACTATTATTACGATTCTTCCATAGCCATATAGCAAAATCAGCTTTTGCGTCATTGTTGTCAAAAGCCAAAGAATACTGCTCTATGTCAAACCAAGAAACGAACATTGCTTCAAACTGTGAAGTTCCACGTTTTGCCGCATCATATTCTCGCTGAAAGAAATTACCAGTTCCATTAGCTGTACTCTCATATACAATCATTGTATATGGTTTCAGCAGGATACCAGAGCAAGCTGAGCGCACAATATCCTCAGGCTTCTTACCATCCGTAGTCTTCCATAGTCCTACCTCGGAAAGATGTACAAGGTTGTAATCTCCACCACGGCAAGAGTCAGGACGTTCAGCTGTTCCAATTTTTATTTTACAGTTACGTTGTGGTACACGATGAATAGAACCAGAGTGTCCTACGCCTACTAATTTAGATTCATTTTCATTGTAAGTTTCCCCCAGCTTGTAAAGCATAGTTATAGGATAAGCTTTAATCATACGGTCAAACATATCCTTGATTTCATCAGAACCAGCACCTTGGTGAGCGATGATTAGCGAGTTAAGACCTACCTTGTGAATGAGTTGAAGCCATGCCATATACAACTGAGAAGTTGTAGAACCGCCCCATTGTCGTGCCTTTAGTAGAACTATTCGTATAGGCTTGTTGGCTTTGCGTAACTTTTCAAGTCGCTCTACAAACTTCCTTTGAGGTCGTGTGAGTCGAAATAACACATCGTCTCCACCACCTTTGTTTTTGATGTAAACATACAATGCAGCCCAAAATGCAAAGTCATAGCGGCATCTTAATCGTACAAATTGCTCTATAACTTTAAGACGATCTTCCTCAGAATATTCTACTTCTAATTCTTCTGTTAGGAATTTTATGATACTTCCATACTTGATTAATAGTTTTACCAATGGAATACTAAGCATTTCAACAGGAATATACTGTGTTTCTAATGGAAAACCATCTATACGTACTTCAACACGTTCTCCAATAGACCCTATACCGCTGATAGGGTCAAACTTTTGGTAAACGTCAGCATTACGTTTGTCATTCTCTTTTAATATGTTGATTACTTCTTTCTGCATATTACAATCGGATAGTTAAGAAGAGATGACAATATGCCACATAAATAACAATACAGATGGAGCCATCCATTTGTATATGGAAATACAAAGCCGATAATAAGATAGAATACCATCCATGCTTGATAGTACAATTTCCTACGTACTTCTAATGAAATAGAACCGAAGAGAAAAAACACAATTCCAGATAGTCCCACAGTTGGTAACGCAGAAATAGGTAAGACTTGAGAAAGTGTTTCTATTGGGAATGTTACGCCAACAATATAAGCAATTATTAGCCTTTGTAATCTGATATTGTAGATAAAAACTAAACTGATAAGACACCAAGCGTTAAGGGTAGCATGTATGATACCCGAATGAAAGAAAGGGTAGAGACATCTTCCTACCCACGAACCTCCTGCATAGATGCCAACCTCGTGCAAGTCAGAAAGCTTCAATAAGGATAGAGCTATTACTATCACTGCTAAAAGCAATGACGTAACCTTTTCTTTCTTTCTTCGTATCTTTTCTTTCTCTCTTTGCATATCATAATTCTAATACTGCCAGCACTTAAATAGAATTTAGGAGCAGGCTGTGCTACAACTATCTCACAACATTTATTAATTGACCAATTAGGGTTCTTTTTCTTAAGTTCTACAACACGTTTGTGTATTTCATGAAACATTTCACGTTTTAGTGGGCGCATCTTATAATAAGGGTGTTTACCTTTTATTATAGCCATTACTATTTTGCTTGCCCAAATTTCTGATACCCAAAATCTCCGAGAAGGCATATTGGATATCTGTTCGCAAATGTGTGGAATACTGATATATTCGCATGACGATATATGCTCATTATATAGTCTCATTATGTCGTTCATGCGCTCTTCAGCATACTCCATAGTGGAACCTCGATGTTTCATAACGGTTTAATCTATGTTCCAAAGTTACAAAAAAGAACGTAAAAACTTAAACGATTTATATAATAATTGTATCCTATTTTTGCATTAAAACAACCATCATAAATTTAGATATATAAGATTATGGCTGAAAATCCAACAGTTAAGAGTAATCGTGATAAGTTTAGAGAAAGGATGAGTAAGAAGTATCCTGATCATAACTTTGACGATGAAGAGGCTTTATATGGTCAAATCGGGGACGACTACGATGGATACGAACAGGAAATTAATGGCTATAAGGAGCGTGAAAAGGCTTTCTCAGACCTTTTTACAAGTGACCCTCGCAGTGCTTCTTTCCTCACCAATTGGCGTAAGGGTGGCAACCCTGCCATAGAATTGGTACGTATGTTCGGAGACGACTTTGTAGAAGAACTGAAAGACCCTGATAAGCAGGAAGAACTTGCAAAAGCAAGTCAAGAGTATGCAGAACGTGTCGCCAAAGAGAAAGATTTTGACGAGCAGTATCAAAAGAATATTGCTGAAACGCTTTCCACTATCAAGGCGATTCAAGATGAAAAGGGATGGAGTGACGAGCAGGTCGACGAGATAATGGAATTCCTTGTTAACATCATGAAAGATGGAATTCTTGGTAAGTTCTCACGTGAGAGTATTGAAATGGCTTCAAAGGCTATCAATCACGATGCTAATGTTGAGGAAGCTGCACATGAAGGCGAAGTTCGAGGACGTAATGCAAAGATTGATGAGAAACTTCGCAAAAAGTCCCACAATGATGGTACTGCTAATCTCAGTGGTAAGAACGGAGGTAGCGGCTCTAAACGACAATTACCAGACCTTGGTGCTATCAGTCGCTACGATGGTAACCAGTCTATTTGGGAGCGTGGTGGCGAGAAACGTACAGCCTACAAATAAGTACAATTTTTACTATTAATAATTCAAAACAAAAGAAGAATGAAGAAAATTAAGAAAAGTTCGAGTTTTCTCTGTCGCATTATGCTAACATTGTTGGCTATTGTGATGGGAGCGTCAAACGGCGTGCTGATGGCTAATGCCTCCGCACTTCCAGATGCTGGAAAAACAAATGCAGGAGCAGAGGGCACTGGTGGCACTGATGGTATTGCAACAGAAACACAGGGACGTACAGATGGTGACGAAAACTTATACATGAGTGACGTAGACCAGCGTATCATTAAGATTCGCCCTATGGCTACGCCAGTAGACCAGATTAGCCGCTTTGCAAAATCAAGTTCTTGTGACTCATTTGTGGTGAAGTATTATTCTGTTGGAACACGTGAAATTAAGTGTACTACTACAAAGAAGGTTGAGGCTATGACCACTGGTGCCAGCACATCACTTCCTGTGAGCGACACCAATATGTTTACACTCGACGATACTATCCGTGTAGTTGGTGTTAAGGGTGTGACAGACCCTAATACAGGTAAGGCATATACAGGTAGTAATATTCCTGACCTTGTGCTGTGTGTATGTGGTAAGGATGCTTCTACAAATGTACCTACAGTATATGCTGTAAATGGCTCTATGGATAACACCTCTAAGCAGCCTATCTTTGTCCCAGAGATTAAGAGTGGTGCTACGCTTGTAAGAATGGGTAAGGCTTGTGGAGAGTTGGATGTTCAGACTGGACGTTTCAATAATATTCCAATGCCAGAGACTCAGTACTGTCAGAACTTCATGATTCAAGTAGAACAGTCAACCTTTGAGAAGATTGCGTCAAAGGAGGTGAACTGGAACTTCTCTGATTTGGAAGAGGATGGTATCTACGACATGCGTCTTGCAATGGAGAACTCTTACCTATTTGGTGTTAAGAATGTTATCAAGCATATCGCTAAGGAGGGCATGAATACTTGGTTCACTGGTGGTATCTGGTGGATGGCAGGAAAGGATATCGAGGTTGGAAAGTGGGATGCAGCAAAGAATTGTGCAGTTATTTCAGATGAAGACCTCGTCGATATCACCAAGGATTTGTTTGTTGGTACTGGTATTGGAAACAAACGTAAGATTCTCCTCTGTGGTTCAGACATGCTTTCTGCATTCTCTAAGATTAAGAGTGACAAGTTCCGTCTGAAGGACACCGTTGAGGTTTGGAACTTGAAGTTTAAGTCATGGGATACAGACTTTGGAGAGGTTCTTACAGTTCATCATGAGTTGTTTGATGTTAATGGTATGAGTGATTGTGGCTTCGCTCTTGATCCAGAATATTTGTCTAAGAAAACACACATCTCTTGGGGTCGTAATATTCTTGACTTAAAGAAAGCAGGCATTCGTAACACCGACGCGGTAGTTATCCAGGAGGTCAGTTGTCTATACTTGCGCTATGCTAAAGCACATGCACGTATGAAGCTTGCACACGCCTAACACCAAATAACAATTAATAACACTAAGGGGTGGGATTCTCGTACATCCCATCCCTTTTTATTTATAAAGACATGACAAAGCATTATATATCAGATTCGCATATTGCGATAAATGTTACTCTTGATGGTGGAGAAAGCATGCATTTATCTTTTATAGCACTATCAAATGGCGGCAGCGTCTTTTCAACTGATAGTGACGAATTGCAGAATGCTATCGAGCGACACTATCGTTTTGGAGATTTATTCACCCTTGACCATATTGAGGAATCTAAGAATACATCAGAGACCGCTAAAGAAGAGTATACCTCTGTTAAAGAGAGTGAGGACGGCAATATCCATAAGATTACAGTGAACGACTTGGGAGAAGCCAAGAACTATCTCGCAGACACATTGGGTATTAGTCGCACGTCACTCCGTAGCCTTAAGACTATCCTCGAAGTAGCAAAGGCTAATAACATTGAATTCGAGGGTTTGGATAAGTAACAGCTCTATACAATGAAAGTATATCGTCTTGATGAAATAGCAAAAGATGTTCGCATAGCAATAGACCAAAATATGTCCAGTGACACACTGATAGGCTTTGATGATGTGGATACTCTTTCCTTAAACGATATCATCAAATCAAAGGTTACAGACGCGGTAAAAAGAATACATAGCACGGCACCTGCATACCTACTTGATGGAGGTAATAACTTTGGAGACGCGATTTATTGGAAGGAGCTTGAAAGTGGTTGGTGTCTGCTTCCTGAGAACTTCATGCGTCTTGTAGTATTCCAAATGGATGATTGGGAGCGTGCTGTATATCATGCTATCAGTGAGGACGATGCAGAATACAAAAAGCAAAGTAGCCGCTTTAAGGGCATACGTGGTACTCCTCAGAAGCCAGTATGTGCAATCGCTATTCGTCCAGAAGGTAAGGCTTTGGAATTTTATTCTTGCAAGAGTGAGAACGCTATGGTTAGTAGAGCAGTCTATCTTCCTTATCCTGTAATTGATGAAGATGATGGTATCGAGATTTGCGAACGCTGCTACCAAGCTGTAGTTTACACAATAGCATCATTAGTATTAACAACTTATGGCAATGCTGATTTAAGCAAGGCGTTGTCAGATTTAACAAAATCAGCATTAATATGAGTTCTGTAAAGACAACGCAATTAGACGGTGACGTATCAGTAGGTCGTAATACTTCCATAGGTGGCAATGCTACTGTTCAAGGGAATACTCATATAAAAGGCAATTGTAAGGTAGATGGGTGGCTTGAGGCTAAGAATGTCAAGTCAGCCAACAAGGGTCTTTTTACCACAGTCGAAAAACTTCGTGAGGCATACCCTCGTCCGCATGATGGGTGGTGGGCAATCGTAGGGCGCAGTTTGCCTGCACCTATCTATGTAGCAGATGGAGGCGCATGGGTAGCAACAGGAGAGAATGGCGGAAACCCTACAGTGGATAGTGAACAATATAATAGCAACATATCTGAATTGCAGGGTGACCTTAATGCTACGAAGACCGATGTTAAGGGTATCAAAGATGATGTAAAGGCACTCAAAACACAAGTCACAACACAAGGCGACAGTGTGAACCAAACTCGCACAGCCGTAGAGACAGCACAGCAGACTGCCGAGAATGCAAAGAAAGCGGCATCTGATGTGAATGCTGAATTAACCACTATAAAAGACTCGAAAGGCAAGGCAAATGGTATTGCGCCTTTAGATGAAGATGGCAAAGTACCAGCTGCTCATTTGCCGAGTTATGTTGATGATGTCATAGAGTTTGATGGTTGCATGGACAACCTTACTGCACAACAGCAGGGCATAGACATGTTATCAACAGACGAGCATGCAAAGGTAATCTATAATCGCACTGATAATGTTTTTGTATTAGCAGTAAAAACACAAGAGAACGAAGCCACTATCTATTATGGTTCTTGGGTAGACCAAGAAAAGTATGGCGTTTCTTCAAGAAATGGATTTGCACCAATAAGTGGTAAAGTGTATATCGATTCGTCGGACAATACTACATATCGATGGAGCGGAACAAAATTAGTCCCTATTGGTTCAGACCTCTCATTGGGCTACACAGCAGGGACGGCTTTCCCTGGTAATGAAGGTGCGGAACTAAAACAGAACCTTGCCAATTCGCAAAGAGATATTGAAGCATTACAGAACGATGGAAAGACAGCCGTTGCTCGTAGCGTTGTGAATGTCAACAAGCTATTAGGTATGGAGAACAGAGATATGACATTCTCTGTTGCTTTGGAAAAGATTAGCGAGTACAAGGATAAAGAGAAGATAATGATTCCTGGTATTGTCCTCACATTCAACACGCCTAATAATGGTTGGGTTTCTAAGCAGTGGGTCAATACAGAGAGTTGGAACAAAGAGGGTAACTGGAAAGATTTTGGTGCAAACGGTACTAACATCGGTAACACGCTTAATGTTAACTCTCTTTGCCCTGATGTTGAATATACATTGAGTACGGCTATCAAGGCAGTCCAAGATTTGGAGCAAGCAAGCGGTTTCACCTATTTCAGAAGTGGAGCGGTACTTACTTTCAAGACAGCTGAGAAAGATAGCAACGGAGCGCACGTATGGGCAGCTTTCCAATTTACTCGTGAAGTACCAGACATTAATCCTGCAGATTTAAAACCATGGGTTGCCTTTGGAGGTGGTGGCACAGCAAAGGTTGAGTTAACAGGTACACCAAGGAACAATGAAGAGAAAGCCTTTTCAAGTGCAGGTGCATACAAACATATTCCAACCAATCTAAAGGTTAACACAGAAACCGAGGGCGTTGTAAAACTACAGATGACGAATGAAGCAGGAGAAAGTATAGGTGACGAACAGCAATTCGTTGTCGGTACTGGCTCATCTGTGGGTGGTACAACCATAGCTATTGCATTCAAGGAGAATCCTTTGTATGGTAAAGCTGGTGGATTATTCAACGTACATGCTTCCATCTTGAGTGTTACAAAGGCAGGAAACCAAGAAACAAGCAATAGTATTACAAACGTGCAGTTTGTAGACCGTACCACGAAGAAAGTCGTTGCAACATTCGACACAAAGAAACCATCCTCTTCAACTTTGGAAGACTATAGCTTTGTTTTTGATTTGAGTTCACTTTATGTAAATGCAGGACAAGGCAGCTTGCAGATGGTAGTTGTAGACGATAGTGGTAACACTGCAAGCAAAAACCTTTCTGTAGTAGCCGTAGATGTCACTTGCGTGAGTGTGCAGACTCTACACTACACCAAAGACACAAGTCTTGAAGTGGGAGGAAATGCCAAGAACATATTGATGTATTCTTTCCCAAAGAATAGTAGCGATAAAGGTATCCGTACGACTATTGAATTATTCAGAGACGGCACATGGCAGCCATTAGAAACTACTGTTATTACAGATACGTATTCACATTCTGTAAGAATAGACCCAACAGGATTAGCGCATGGTGCTTATCCTATCCGCATACAAGGTCAAGATGTTGCGTCTGGTGTGAAAGGTAATATCTTGCATACTGCCGTTATGGTCATTCAGCAGGATAGTAGCCTTGATGACTACGACAAGCCTATTGTTGTAGCACGTTGGAGTGATGACAGCGAGGGGAAGAAGAAACTGTATGCTACAGTCATTTTTGACGTGGCAGTTTATCAGCGTAGCACATCACGCCCAGAAGCTGTTGTTTCACTTACCAATGAGACAACAAACAAGACTGAGACAATCACACGACAGGTGATGGCACGTGATACTACACAGGTGATAAACAGACGTCTTATCGGTTACCACGATGGAGATAACCTGCTCTTTGGCGTTAATAGCGGTGATGCTACATTAAAAGAATCGTATAAGGTTACGATTAGCGGTACGTTACTTCCTATCAGTGAAACCGAAGGTGCTGTACTAAAATTCAGTATGGCAGAGCGTAGTAATGCTGACAGTGATAAAACGATAAAGACTATTACGTTAGATGGGCAGCCTGTAAGTATTAATGTAAATGGTGCGAACTACACAACTAATGGCTTTGTAAAAGATAGCTTCGGTACAAGCGATTATGGCACAGCTGGTGACAAAGGGCGTATGGCATTACGTATTGCAGAAGATGTAACAGCAGAGTGTACTTATCAACCTTTTGCTTCGAACGCTATCGAGACGAACGGTTTGGCATTCTCATTCACCGTCATGACTAAGAATGTTGCAGACCGCAACGCACACCTTATTAAATGTATGGGTGAGAAATTGGGCTTTGTTCTGACAGGTGAAGAGCTCATCGTTGCTACTAACGGCTCTCTTACAGATGCCGCAACGACAGCACTTGTGCCATACGTCAATGATAAACCAACACGCTTCGATATCGTGTTTGAGCCATCTACGATTGCACCATACGGAGGCATTGGTGTTATCAAGGTGTTCTTAAATGGCGATGAGGCTGGTGCTGTAGCATATAAAGCAGGTGAGTTAGCAAATCATAACTCAACTATCCATTTCGATGGACACAAGGCAGATGTGTATCTCTACGAGTTAACAGCATGGAATACTTACTACAACTATATTCAAGCATGCTATAACTATCTTGTTGGCTTGACAGATACCACAGCGATGATTGGGGAGTATGAGCAAAACAACGTTATGGCAAGTATTACCGCAGAGGGAACAACTAAAGACCGTCCAACAATGCAGAAGTGTCTTGATGCAGGTCTGATGGTATGTGCTATCTGTAAGAATCCAGATGCAGAAGACATTGCAGCAAACTATCCTGACTATCTTGAAACGAAAGATGGTGACAAGAAGACGAAGCAGATAGTTGACTGGTACTGCTATTTCCCAGACCGCCCTTGGCAGAACTGCAAGATAATCGGTATCACGCAGACCAATCAAGGAACAACCTCTTCATGGCGACCTATCAAGAATAAGAAAGGTAAGATGAAGAAAGCCATTGTCACCTTATTGCATACACGTGAAGAGATTCAGACTATGTTCCCTGGCAATGCTGACGCACTTACCAAGTATGATAAGTGTGTAAAGATGGCTGCCAAGAACCGCATACAAGTTGTAGATGGTGGAAACTTCACTAACATCATCTGTATTAAGGTGGACTACTCTGATAGCTGCGGTGCACACAATGGTGCTATGATGGAGTTGATGAATGAGACCCAAATAGCACTGGGTGAAAAGTACATGACACCAGCGCAGGTGTACAATGAGGGTGAGTATGAGATACACACCAGCATTGATAGCGTCCCATGCGCTTTGTTCCGTACCGATAGCCGAATGAACCACAGCGATGCCGAGAACCCCACCAAGGCATATTTCCATGCTAAGGCTAACTTCAATGCAGACAAGGGTGATGCCGACTTCTTTGGCTTTAAGGGGGTTAACGGATATAGTAAGAAGTGCCTCAACTATGGTGACTTTACAGAACTCGTAGCAGCACAGAATCAAACACTAACAGCTTTCAAGTCGCAAGTATTAGCAGACACCACTCAATTAATTGCGGGAAATATCTATGTTCTTAGTGAGTATTGTGGCAATGAGCATATTGTGATTGAGAATGATGGTAAGGGTGCTATGCGAGAGGTTCAGCCTGTAGAAAAGCCTGTTTCTGTTGACAAAACGCTTGCAGAAGTTCTTGCAGACGATGCTAAGAACTACACTTGGCAGAACGTGTACAAGACCAGTGATGATCACTATGTACAGTATCAAGGTGGTAACTGGATAGACACTACTGGCAGTATGACCTTTAACAAGGCTACTAAGAAGTGGAGTGTTACAGGACAAGTTGTAAATCCAACAGAGTGCTACGAATACTTAAAGTATGATAGCCTATGTTGGGGGCAGGGCGTGAATAGTCTTGATGACATGATGCGTATTGACCCTGCAACAGGAGCACCAATCTGGATGAGTTATTATGAAACTCGATATCCTGATGATGACAATCTTGAAGAGCTTTACAAAGCAGGCAAGAAAGTTCCTTATAACCTTTATAAGTGGCTTGTGTTCTCACAGCAATGCAACCAACATCAGACAGAAGCAAATGGGAACATTACACTTGGTGGTGTATCAGTACCAGGAACAAAGGCAAATCGTCTAAAGAAATGGCAGCAAGAAGTGCATAAGTACGCCAATCCATATTCTTTGTGTTGTTATACGATTGCGTCCGATTACAAGGCAGCAGTAGACCAGCGTAGTAAGAATATGATGATTGCCTTCTATTTGGAGCCAGATGGAACGATACGAGCCTACTTTAATCATTGGTACGATGGCGACTGTGTAGACCGTAGTGATAATGATTGCGGTCTTACAATTCCTTGGGATATGGATGCCGTTACTTCACATCTATACCAAGGGTGGGATAGTGTAACATTCGTACAGACGTATGCAGCACCAAACTTATGGGTAGACGATAGTGGCACAACAACCATCACACTACATGAAGTGGCAGCTGCTATGCGTAAGACAGAACGCAATAGTAGAAAGGTATTCAGCGCTGACGGCTGCTATTACTATTGGATTACAAAGCGTTTGTCACGTTGGGCAAAGGTCATCAGTTCTTTCGATGGCGAGCGTAAGTATATTCAGAACTCTACAGCAGCAGCCAACTATTTCTACGCACTTCACGGCTTGCGTTTGGAAGACTTACCAGACTACCAGCGTAAACGCTTTAAGTTGCGTGACGGCTATTATCAGGTGGGCGACCTATATACGGCACCATTCAAAGCACGTATGATGGGAGAAATCTCCATTAAGATAACAGCAGCGCAAGATGGTTTCTTTGGCTTAGGAGAAGACCGTGCAGATACTGTTACCGATAGCTGTTACCTAAGAGCAGGCGAGACTTACACATTAAGAGCCAATGCAGCACAGGAGAGTGGCAAGATGGTGTATGTCTTCGGTGCTGACAAATTGTCGGTGCTTGATATTTCGGCTTGTACTCCAAAGCAAGAGGGCTTCGATATCAGCACTTGCACACTATTGGAAGAATTGATTGTTGGTGGAGAAAGCTATACACCTGCCTACACAACAGGTGTTCTGACTTCTCTTAATCTTCCTGCAATGCCATTCTTAAAGAAGATTGACATACAACACACCAAGGTGCTTAGCGTGCGAGCAGAAAACTGTCCACGTTTAAGGACATTCCTTGCTAAAGGTAGTACGTTAAGAGCATTCACTCCTGCAGAGGCTTGTCCATTGGAAGTAGCACAGTTCCCTGCAAGCATGACAGACATTGTGTTTGTAGGTTTGACAAAAGCCGCTTATCCTAATGGAGGTTTGACATACGAGGGTTTGAGTAATGTGAGCAGCGTGCGTATACGTAGATGTCCGAATATAGACCCAGTAAGAATATTGGAAGATACAGTTGCCGCTGGTGCTACTGTTAGTACCATTTCTATAAAGGATGTTGAGTGCTCAAAGAAAGATACCGTACTATCTGCAATGAAAGAAATGGGTACACGTGGTATTAACTCAGAACACACTAACATCTGTGATGGTTTAAGTGGTACATGGGTACTCACGAAGTATATTGAAGATAGTAAGCTCGCAGCTTTGAAAGAGTATTACCCAAACTTGACGATACATCAGTCGCAATACTCACTGATAGTCTTTGATGATACTATTGATGACCCTGCTAATATTAGCAACCTTGACAATGAGACAGGTCAGATGTTCTCTAATGACTTTGTACCAAGTGCGCACGTAGCTAAGATTAGACAGCAACTTATACCAGTTAAGGGAAAACTTAACACAGAGAGGAATGTGTGGGAGGGCGTTAAGGTATCAGAAACGAATTATCACAACCTTGCTAATGGAGTTGAATTTGATTACACTGATAAGGCTGCCGACGGCTTTGACGTGATGATGCGTTGCCCTGCAATGTGGTATAAAGGTATCAATGACTTCAAAAACCAGAAGAAATATATCGCATGGAGTAGCCTGACTACTGAGCCATTATCTACTGCTAAGCGTGTCACACGAAAGAAACTGAAGGATATAATCCTAAAGGCTAATACAGGTGTGATGTCTGAAAAAATCAGATTAAACGAAAGTACGTTGGATAGTGCTGGTGTTCTTGCAGAGGTATCAAATGTAGACGTTTACAAAATTGATGTTGCAGGAATGAAGCAGGTTAGATGGCCAGGTATGAATAATGCCACAGTAGGAGCATGTTTCCTAAATACAGCAGGCACTATCATATCGAAATACAATCTTGCAATAGGCAATACCGCCTTTGACTTCATCGATGGAGACTATGTCTTTATAGATGTGCCACAAGGTGCTAATGAGTTTGTATTCTCGTCAAGTAATGTGAACTCTGAATTGGAGGCTATTGCAGTAGACAGTGCAGAGATAGAAGCCATTGAGCCTGATTGGGTACGCAATGAACCATGGCTATTGGGTGTCTATCAAGCATCAGTAGATAGTCTACTTAGACTGCGTTCTGTGTCTGGAGCAACAGTGCAGAGAGGTAGTAATAACAATCGCACATCTTCTGAATGGCTATACGACGAGGAGGGTTACGCAACTAACACACCTGTTCGTAAGATGGAGTTTACCTATAAAGATTTCCAAAATCTTGCACACCGCAGAGGTAATGGATATCAGATGATAGACTATGATATGTCTAAGCTGATGGCTGTTCTCTGGTTCTCATTGTCAGGTACACGTGATTCACAGTTGGTTTGTGGTTATGGCAATGGCAGTAGTGACGTTACAGGCTATCGTGATGATATTGGCAACACTGACAGTAGACGTGAAGATAGCAGAGGAACAAAGTGTTTAGGCGTTGAGAGTTTCTTTGGTGTCTATTACGAGTGGGAAGATAATGTTGCCGTGAACATACCGTCTTATCGTCAGTATATGAAAGACAAGACTGTAGAGGTTAACACTTATCCGACAGACGCTATATGGCATATCTACGACCCTGTCAGCAAGACAGAACGCCTTGTGCAGGGGACTAAAGATAATGGTTACTGTATAGCACGTGTAAGACATGGACGCTATTGTGACATCATTGCTTCAAGAGCAAGCTCTGATAATAGCAGATGGGCATCTAATTATGCAGATGGGCAATGGTATAATCATGCAAGGAGCCGTGTTGTCGGGCGTTCGTATAGCAGTGCGTATGCGTATGGCGGTCTCGTCTTTGCGGGTGCGGATAACGCATCATCGCGGTCGGGCTCGTACATCGGTTCTCGGCTTGCCTTCCGTGGAAAAGTTGAGATAAACGAATAAAGCGTAAAAGCGCAAAGCGTCGGTGGGCGAAAATCCGCCACGCTTTGCGCTTCAATAAATCAAGGTAGAGGATTCCGAAAGCCGTGTTGTCGGGCGTTCGAATAACAGTGCGAATGCGAATGGCGGTCTCGTCTTTGCGAATGCGAATAACGCATCATCGCAGTCGAACTCGAACATCGGTTCTCGGCTTGCAAACAGAAAGATATATTATATCGCTCCAACAGCATATTGTCATGTGATGACAAATAGTAGTAAGCGAAGAATCCGAGCCTCAGCAAAAGCACCTTTTAAAGGTTGGAAAGCTGAAACATAACAATGCAGGTAGAGATTGGTAGGTTAGTTCTCGAACATCTTAGACCTGGGAAACTGAAGGTAAATAAATGAAGCGTGACGGATATATCATAGAGGAGATAATAGAACGAGCTAATTTAGAAAGCTCGTTTGATACTGTTGTGCATGGAGTAAAGAGAAAGGAACTCAAAGAGGGCAAATGGCTTCTTGCACACAGAGAATCTTTCCTTGATGATGTAGCAAAGGAGATAGCCTCTGGACACGTCAATGTAAGCAACTATCACGAGAAGCATATACACGAAGGTAATAAGTGGAGAGACATACAGGTCTTTAATATGCGTACACGCATAAAAATAAATGCTGTGATGAGTGTCGTTGATAAACATCTACATCGTAGATATATCAGAACGACAGCAGCATCTATCAAACGACGTGGTATGCACGACCTTAAAACCTATATAGAAAAGGATATACAGCTTTATCCAAAGGAAATGAAGTATGTCTATAAGTTTGATATTAAAAAGTTCTATCCTACGATACAACAAGACTTCGTGATGTATTGTATCAGACGAGTGTTTAAGGACAAACGTCTCATTAGTATCTTAGAGGGCTTTGTCAGACTACTTCCTAATGGTTTAAGTATACTTGAGTTCGGGATAAGTTTAGCATGA